TGCGCACCCGGCGCACGCCATAGACCTTTTGCTGCCGAAGCTGCTCCAGGCGGTGAATCAGATACTGCTCAGCTTCTTGCCGGTCACTAGTGCCAGTGCTTTCTCGAAGTCGCTCGCCTCGGAAAACTTTGTCGATTTGCCAGACTCCACCTTTCTGGTAGAGGCCGGAGATCGCTTTTCTCGCCATGGTTTACCTCCTGTTGGTTCGCCACGGCACTCGCTGCGGGGGCGATTGTTGTCCTGATTCGCTGCCTTTTCAATCGACTTGCTCTCGACGTAGGCGTCGGCCCACTGGTCAAGCTCGATTCGGTCGAACGCCACGCCTTGTTTCCCGATAGGGAATTCACGGACGTTGGGCCTGACCGTTCTGTTGAATTCGTCCCGGCACATCCCGAGGTAGCCTGGCGCATCCATAAACCGGATGAACCGCGGCGGAATACTCGTTGCTTTTGCCGCTGTGGCATTTGCCATGTCTTGCTCCGCGCCGCGCTCAGCGGCAGACGTTTAATGAATGGTCTCGCTGTCCTGGCCGACGGCAATCTGGCGTGCCTGTTGTTCGGTGCGGAAGGACATGTGCTGCTTGATACCGCCGCAGTCGGCGATGACCCACCAGAATCCGCCAAAGCGGTGTGGGCCTTTGATGATCTTCGTGATGGTCACGGTGTGCTCCATGCCGCGGGTGGCGGCAGAAGGTGGTGAGGGGTTAGGCCAGGTCAGCCAGCGCGAAGACGATGCCCCGGCAATAGATGCCGCCGTCTTCCACAACCTCGAACGTGGCATGTGGGATATCGGTCTGGTAAGTCCAGGCGTAGCCTTCCTCCTTGCACCACAGCGCCTCAATGGGTTTGGCCTTGGCCTTGCGCTGGAAGTACTGCTGCAGCTCGTCGTCATCGTCGATGCTCTCCCGGTCGGGCAGGACGCCTTGGGCATCTACCAGCGCGGTTCCGCCTTCGTAGCAACCGATCTCTTCCTGGGCGGCGCCTTCGAATTCCATCAGATCGTCGCTGGCGCCGTAGACGATCATCAGTCCTGATTCCTCGGCGATCTGGATCAAATCCTTGTGGATGCGGCAGGGGTAAGCGATCCCGCATATACGGTCCGCGAGTTCTTGTTTGTTCATGGCATGGCTCCGCCCGCCGTTTACCGACAGGCTGTAGGTGCATTGGGTTACATCATCGCCACCAGGCACGCCGCCGCGATTTGGCGCCGCAATTCCTGGCGTTGTTGAAGGTTGATCAGGTCGCGCCTGTATAGGCGGTTGGTCCATCTGTCGCATTCACGGAGGAAGCGATTCCTGGATTTTCGGGTGGTCACTGGTGCAATGGCGATAATTGCTTGTGCCAACGCTCTCATGAGGCTCTCCTTTTTGGGTGAGCCTTGATGGTCGGCGCATTAAACTGTCGGTTTCCCGACTATTTGCAGTTGAAATTATTCAAGGGTTTGTCCCCTTGTAGATGACGACGTAGGCGAACCAGAGAGTGGCGATCATGGCGTCACCCGCTTGAACTCGACGACCCAGACCCAGGGGTTGGTAGTCCATGAATCGGCACCGTTGATGGATTCCCACAGTTCCCGCCACGCCGCTGGATACCAGTCGCGGTAGTTTGGTGAAACGTCATCGCTTGCCAGCTCCGGAGGACATTGCAGGCCTTCCGCCCGGATATCGGCGCGGCTGATGTCCTGCAACCGCTCAACCCGGACGGCGGTGATCTCCAGCAGGATGCGACCGGCCCAGCGCTGCATGTGGATACTCGGGCGGGACTTTCGCGGATAATTCCAGTGGGCAACAGAGCCGTTGTACTCGGGATCTCCGCAGCCGGCATATAGGACCGGCTCCCCGTCAGCGGCATATCGCGAGAGGACGGCACCGTTGGTTGTGTCGTAATCCGCCTCGGTCGTCTCTCGCACCCACAGCCGGTCGCCAGGCCGCCCGTATGGGCAAAGGTCAGCATTGCCAGGCAGGGCCAAGAACGCCGGCTCAAACCCAGCGGCCAAGCAGTCCAGCGCCGCCCGTTTCTTCACCTCGCGCCGCGTGACCGTTTTCCGGTCTTCCAGAATGGCGCGCACCATCGGCGCCGAGAACAGGATGGGGCGTTCTTTGATTGTGGTCATGGCGCTATTCCGTCCCTGCGAGATATGCCGGCTCAGTGGCAGCTGCCAGCCATTCACGCAAAGTGCCGACGATCTTCGTGCGGTCATCTTCATCGCACCACGGCTTGTCGAGCCATTCAGCACTGACCAGCTCAACATCCCAGTCGTCATAGGCGCCAGGCTCTTCGCCGTTCATTTCTTCGAGCACCCGCCGTGCGCCTGCCTCATCGACAGCCGCAACCCAATCGCAATCGCCGACCATGAAGGCGAGCAATTTAGGTGGCGTGGGCTGGCTGCCGTTGAGTTCGAATACTTGTTCTCGGTTTTCAATGGTCATGACTTCGTCCTTGCCGCTATAGCGGCTGACTTTGAAGGGGGAGGGGGAAATTTGCGCTGGTTGACCTTCTGCCTGAGAATCGCGCATCTACTGCGAGAGCTATTAGGATGAAAGTTAGAACCAGCTGGTTGGAGCGGATAATCGTTGGGGTATGTATTGCGATAGCGGTCGGTGGCGCGATATCCGGTTATTTCTATGATCCGCCATGGCTGAATAGGGCCGGCTCGGTGATCATCGTTATCGGGGTGATCGCGGCATCTGTCAGACTTCAGGAAGTGCTGACCTCTCAAATAAATCGCTTCCGAGAAATGAGCGATGAAAAGCAATTGCAAGAGCTTTATGAGGTGCATGAGCGTTTTTTTGGTCGCCCTCTAGACGCCGCGTATAAGAAAGGGCTGGAGTCGCTGGTGAATAAAGGGCTCGAGACAATGTTCGCCAACTACATTGAGCGACGGGTCAAGCGGCTTAAGTCCGTGGAATTGAGCATCCTCATTGCTGGCACCCTGATAAACGGTTTCGGAGATCTAGTAGTGCTGGGCATGCAAAAGTTGTCGTAGGCCTGATGTGGCTCCTGACGTGCCCCGTTGCGACGTTTTCAAACTGCTTACTATGTTGCCTCCATCGATACCAGATCATCGGCATTCACAACCCGCATGCCGAGCTCCTTGCCGATGTGAACTTCAAGGCTGGCGCCGCGGGAGTCTTGCCAGCCGGGCAGGGTGGCTACGGTGTCGCATTCCATCAGGGCCTTGATGTCGCGGCGCATGCACTCGCTCCAGGTGCCCGGGTCTGGGTTGAGCTCGGCGGGGTTGATGACGCTGTGCCCCGCGGCGCGCAGGGTGGCGGCCGTGGAATGGAACATCGGGAAGTTCAGGTCCAGCATGTTGGTCATGGGACCGCTGATGTAGATGCGCTTCATGCGGCCTCCTTGGGCGTATAGGTCAACGTGCCGTCGAGGATCGCCTCCTTGATGGCGTTAAATTCCCATGCGTAGTACTGGCACTCGACATAGACCCGCATGCCTTTGCGGTAGTCGTGTTTCTTGCGTCGAATGAATGCCTCGGCGGCGTCCTTGGTAAAGTGCGCGCTGACGTACTCCCAGGTTTCTTGCCAGCCTGTGACGGCGTAACCCTCCAGCTCGCCCAGCACGTCCCATTGATTCGACTCGTCGGCCTTCATGAACTGGCAGCCCGCCAATTCCTGCATTGCCTTGTTCAAAGCCCCGCGCTGGTCGCGTTCTTGGTCCTCCCAGAACTCTTTCGGCGAGAACCATTCGCCTTCGTTGCAGTGATCAATCAGAACGCGGTTGTCGCTGTAATCTGTGTCGATGCCGTAGACGATCCGCTTGGCCTGGACGATGAAGACCGCATTGGCAGTGCAGTGGTCATGTACACCGGCGCCAACGCAGTCATGGTGCAGGCGCTTAACGAAGTCGGCCCAGGTGTCGGCGTCTAAAGTACTGGCCGTGGCCAAGCTGCGCGATTGCTCGGCCTGTTTGTTTTCTGCGGGCATGGCTATGTCCTTGCCGGGGCATGCCCGGGCGGTGGAGTGGGGGAGCTATGCGGCTTCGGCCTGGCGTTCTGCTGCGCGCCATGGGTCGTTCGCCCTGGCAAGTGCTGCCATCGGCGGTGGGCTGACGCTGTTGCCGCACATGTGGACCTGTTGGGTCTTGGTGAACGGCTTGCCGTCGGCGCCGTGGCTGATGATGTAGTCGGCGGGAAAGCCCTGGGCCTTGTACAGCTCGGAAGGTTTCAGCATGCGCAGGCAGATATCGACGATCACATACGGCGTTCCCTTGACCATCACTGTGACCATCGCCAAGCGATCCTTGGTGGTGATGGTTGGCGTCGGTGCATCGCAGGCGCTGATGTTCTCGGTGCCGTAGTAGCTGATCAGGAAAGCCGCGACGCGAAGGGCGCCGTCTTCATGCTCTGGCGACAGCTTGTAATGCAGCAATGCGTGATGCTCGGCGCCCGCGGTCATGGTCGGCACCGGCTCATCTGCACCCCGGCCCACGCAGTTCCGGCGCAGGGTAGCCAGGCTGGCGCTCACCAACTGTTGCTGGCTGCCGGTGTTGGTCACCGTGGTCAGCGGCTCGTCCATGCCCTTGGCAAACGTGGTGTTGAAGCCACCATTCATCTGGGCCATGAAGACCGTGGATAGCCCCATGGCGTGGGCGGCACCGGCCGGGCGCTGGTAGTTGCCGCCGCTGGTGATGGTCGGAAGTGGCTCGTCGAGTGCCTTACCTGCATCGTTGAAGCGGAACTTCACCAGATGAGCCGCGGCGATCGCGCGATGGTTCTGCGTCATCAGCGTTCCGGCCGGCTGATCGGCCGTCGTGGGCTTTCCGCTATATTCAGGCCCACCGGCGCCGACCATCACCGGACTGATAAGCGTCAGCTCCCCACGGTTGGCGCATGTCACGGTCGGCAAGGGCTCCATAGGATCGTTCACCCTGACGCTGCCTTGATGCGTGGCGGGTGCAATGACCGGACTCGCCATGGCGAACGAGCCGCCGCGGGGCCAGCTGGTGATGGTGCGCAGGGGCTCCGCCGACGATTGCGCAAGCTCGCCGGACCAATTCGCGATCGGCACAATGAACGGCGCCGGGTTTTCGATGACGAACTTCTTCATGCCCTTGGCAACGCGGCGCAGGGTTGCCGGGGCCAGATCCTTCTTGCGGCCGAAGATGCTTTTGCCCAGGTCGCTGAAGTCGATGCAGTCGGCGGCGGTCTTCCACTTCTGCTGGCCTTTGACCGGGTTCTTCGCGTGGGTCGGCTCCGGCCACACGATCGGCTGGCCGTCGCACCGGGCGATCATGAACAGGCGTTCACGGCTGGTAGGCGCGCCGAAGTCGCAGGCCTTGATCACACGCCACTCCACGGCATAGCCCAGGCGCTTCAACTCGGCGACGAACACAGCCCAGGTCTGCCCGCGGCGTTTGGGGTCAGGCACCAGGAACTGCTGGTGAACTGGGACCACCTCGCCAGGCTCGGCGACATTGCCGCCCAGTTTCACGACGCGGCCGGTAGCCTTACAGCGCTTGGCGATCAGCGGCCCCCACTGAAGGATCTGTTTCACGTTCTCCAGGCTGATGACGCGGGGCATCTTCTTGCCGGCCCACTTGAGGCCGATCCACGACAGGTTCCGGATCTCGCGTTTGCGTGGCTGGCCGCCGGCGGCCTGGCTGTGGTGCGTGCAGTCCGGCGACATGTGGAACCATCCAACGGCCTTGCCGCCGCACTCGGTATCCGGGTCACCATCGAACACGTCCGTGGTGAAGTGCATCGCGCCCGGGTGGTTCACGGTGTGCATGCTGATCGCCTGCGGGCTGTGGTTTTTCGCGACGTTCACCGTGCGGCCCAGGCCCATTTCCAGCCCGGTACCGGCACCGCCGCCACCGCAGAAGAAGTCGACCACGATCTCATCGTCCTGAGGATTGAAGCCGAGTCCGTATTGGGTTTTGAAATCGAAGGGGTGTTTCTTCTGTTGTGCAGACATAGAAGATCCTCGCCGGTTGGCGTGATTCGAGTTTGTGGGCTATTGGTTGATGGCCCGGCATGAGGCCGGAGGGAATTTTCAATTGAAGCGATTGTTGTTCGCGCTCGGCTTACTGATGCCGATGGCCGCCTCGGCAGAATCTGTCAAGGAGATGTATCCGGGGCCTTGGGTCTGGGATTTCAATAACGCCATCACCGGCGCGCTGGTTCAGGCAAAGGTGAGAGGCTGTGGCATTTATCGATACAGGGTGAGCCGCAGCAGCGATAGCGAATATCTGGTGTACTGCTCTCGGGACAACGAAAACTGGAAGGCGTACATGGTGTGGCCAAATATCAGCAAAGTGATGGGACCCTATCCGCCCGATCCGATGCTCCCCTGAGTCAGGCGCCGCCCTCCGTGACCGGTGGTGGCAATTTGGTTTGGGTTGGGGTATTACGGGTGACCGGCATGAGGCCGGATCAAGGAGAGAAAATGTCGGACCCCGTCATCAAGTACATGTTTGTTGATCGCGCGCCTGCCCATCTGACCTATCAAGCCGGTGACGGGACTGCACCCCTGTATCTGGAGTGGGAGGGGCGGCCTGGAGCGTTCAAGGTAAGGCTGAAGCCTGGACAGTACAGCTGGGCTGGCAATGAGACCGGGGACGGGACCGTTACGATAGAGCTGGAAGATGGAACGCCATTCACAGGGGTTGTGGTGTCGAGCTTCCCGGTAAGCGTGCCTGAAGATGCCTTTGGCCCTATCGATTTGGAGCTCAACATTCAGCAGGACGAATGACCCCAGGATCCTCAGCTTGGGTCAGCTATCGAGGTATTTCGATTTCGTCCTCAGCCTCTGGCGGATCGTCGGCGATAGACTTCCTTCCGGCCTCCTCGATGAGTTGCGACACCCTTTCGCTAACTACGTAAGGTGTCGTGACACAGCGCAGCATCGTGGCCTGGGCCTCGAAGTCAGCCGCTATCAGGTTCATCAGCAGCCGCTGGTGAACGTCCTGCTGGTTGTCGATGCCATGAGCTTTCATTACCCGCTTGAGGTCGGCCTTGAACACGCCGGCCACCTCAACCGTAAACTTCTCGATGCCCAGGGCGGCAGCCTTCGCCGCTGCCTTCTCGCGCTTTCGCCGCTGCTTGAGCGCTTCCGCCGTCAGCTGCTGTGTTTCGGCCATGGCCTGCTCCTTCAATTCCGCTGGCTGGCAGCTCCAGCCGTGTCGGTTGTCTGCGTGGTTTTTCAATCGGGATGCTTGTAACCTGGTTTGTATGTAATCGGCTCAGAATTGCAACCGATCGTCGATTAATAAGTAATATTTTATACGCTTTATCTATATGGCATTTTTTGCATGCTATACCAAACTCAGACCACTGAGGGTGTCGAAAATGCGGCTGTTAATGATCGTAATTATTTGTGTAACATGTTTGAACGGGTGCGCTTATTATTTTACTCAGCGACCACCAATCATGGAGCGAAAAATGGGTTCGCCTCTTAGCGAATCAACGGGGGTCCTTGCGACATCAGCTGACTACCGAATTGTATATGTGAGAATTAAACCGGGCTCGCCCATTTGTGCGGAGCCACCGCCTGATGTGGCAGGCCAATTTGCCTCCGCTTTTGCTGCTGCGTTGTCCGCTTCTCCTGCAGGTCGCCCGGCGAGCGCTGAGGTGCAGTCGAATTTGGCAGTTTCCATGAAGCAACTGGTCAAGAGGACTCAGGGACTCCAGCATTTCCGAGACTCCGCAACCGACCTGTGTATCGACATGTCAAACGGTTACATATCGCAGCAAGAGTACGCAGAGGAAAAAAGAGCTTTAAGACTGCGGGCGTTCGAACTCATAAAGATCGAACTAGAAAATATGGGTGACATTACTTTTGACGATATACCTAATGGTTTTAGCCTCGCAATTAAAAGAAAGAGCAAAGCTAAACCTGCAACCACGTCACCGGTTGAGGCACCCCAAGATTGATCTGTTCAGGACAAGTATTGTCTCTAGCCGTGTCTATCGTCGGCACCGGCGTATCTAATTGCTGATTCGCCTCATGCGGCGATCTTTACCTTGTGCCAGGCGCCGGCGGCATAGAACAGCTTCGCGGCCTGGGCCTCATCCATCGAAACCTCGTCTGGAATGGCGATCCAGCCTGACGCCACAAGGTGGTTCGGGTTGGCGCTGTTGCGCAGCTCCAGGTAGTAATGCTCGATGGCGTCGGTCAGGCGCTCGACCTTGTAGATACCCTCGGGCGAGATCTCCACCGACTTGATGTACTCGGCGCCGCGCTCGTCTCGACACATGGCAGCGATGTAAATCGTCCAGTGGTAGGAGAAGTCGAAGATGGCATTGGCGACCGCCACGCTTCGGATCTGGCGGCAACTCTTCCAGTTCACCATGACCTGGCTACCGCTGGGGTCGATGTTCACCACCGCAACGTGATTGGTGCGCAGCAGCGCCCGACAACTGCGCTCGGCCCGGGCAAAGCTGTTGTTTGGTTTGCGTTTCGACTTCATAGCGAGTCCGCCATCTTGCGCAGGGCGCGGCGCTCGGCCAGGGACAGAGGCCTCGGCTTGCGCTTGAGGACCGTTTCAGGGTCTATCCGAGTCGAGCGGGGCGGCGGGATGGGATTGCGCGGCGGGCTTGGCAGTTCGCTGACCTTGCCGCCAGCTTCCAGGAACTGGGCTATCTGCTCGGATATGGCGTCCGCCTGTGGCCGATGATGCTCGACCAGGCTCAAGTGATTGCTGATCATGCTGCCACCTTGACCAGCCTCACGCCGGCCATGCTGAATTGAGAGCCCTGGTCAGCGACGAGTGCGTCGAGCGCTTCCCAGTCCACAGCGAGCACCGAGATAGGCGCCTGCCCGTATGCCACGGCCTTAATCAGGGCCTCCAAGTCGAAGACCTCGGCCTGAAGATTGGTCGCTGGCGTCTGCACGCTAACCGGCTTCGCTGCTGGCGGTGCAGACTGGGCGGCCCGGCCCGGTGCAGGTGAAGCGGGGGGCGTTGGCTCAATTACAGCGCTTGCCTTTGCTTCATCCTCGATCCGCTTCAGTTCCTGCTGGCGAATCTCCTCGCGCAGGGCTTCAGCCTTCTGCTCTTCTGCCTTTTTGTGCTCGTCGATCCGTACCTTGATCAGCGACACCAGGTCGTCGTTGGCCTTCAAGACCAGTTGCTGAATGTCGTTGAACAGGAAGGCGTGGTCAGGTGCCAGTTCGGCCAGGGTGCTCAGGTTCAAGCGAATCGCGTCAGCGGACTGACTGGCGTCGATCTTGGCGCGGGCTAGCTCAGTATCGACGGCGTCCTGAAGGCTGGCGATGGTGCGCTTGTTCTTCATGGCTCCGGCGAAGTCGGCAGCCACCGACGGCAACGTGACGCGGCCAAGTGTTTTGTTGATGGCCGCGATGTGGTCCGTTAGGGATTGTTCGGCCTTCTGCTTGATGGTCGTCTTCACCAGCAGCTCTTGCGCTTTCACCAGCTTGTCGACCTTCAGCCGAGTCTCGCGGGCATGGGCGCTGATCCGGTCCAGGGATGAGAACAGGTCGTCGATGCTTTGTGTCTGCGACAGGGCCTGTTTCTTCGCTGCTGCGACCGCCTCTTCGACATCACCGCACCACTTGACCGCTTTCTTGGCGTCGGCAAAGTCCTGGTCTGTCTGTAGGGTAGTTTTCACCGAGTCAATGACCGCCAGGGCCGAATCTTCAAATACCTTCAGGTTGCTGGCGGTGACCATGCCGGTCAGTTCGATGCGCAGCGCGGGCAGCTCATCCGGGGCCTTGCCGACCACAATCGATGGCGCATCCGCGATTACGTGCGTCGCCAGGTCGGCTTCGAACTGCTTCCATCCTTCGACCAGTTGGACGGCGCGGCCAGGGACTGGCCTGTATTCCATGTGCACGAAGTTTTCGGCGGTGCCATCCGAGCATACGAAAATCACGCGTTCGGCACCGCTCACGAGTAACTGCTGCTCGAGCTGCCAGTAGTAGTGTGGCTCAAGCTCGCCAGCTTTCACCTGGGCGACCAACGATTCGTTCCATAGCTTGTGCTCGAACAGGGTCTCGCCAAGCATCGTCGCGCCGTCCATGGAAGCCAGCAGGTTACCCTCGGTGCCGACGACCGGATAAAGCTCCTCGCCGATCATGTCTTCGACCAGAGGGCGCGCCATTGCTTCGGTGGTGTGACCTTTGTCGAAGATGTATTGCTGCGCCGGTGTTACGTCGGCGGTGATGCCGGTTTTCTTTTGAGTCAGCAACTCGGTGCGAGTCTGGTACTTCGATGCGCCCTTCATGGCCGGGGCTTCGGAGGCGGTGAAGTACTTGGCGCGCAGTGCGTGCCACTCGGCGGAGCCTTGAGCTACGTTATGGATTTTCATGCTGCGTCTCCGTCGATGGCTTTGAGGTTGTTGATTTTTTCGATCTGGGCATCATTCAGCGTGTATTTGCTGCTGATGGTGGCGATCAGGTGCTCGGGGCTGGTCCGGTTCGCATCGACCAGCGGCTGCCACTTGACGATGTTTTCGTCGAGCAGGCTTTCGGGATAGTCGGGAAGCGCTTCAGGCTCGGGCTGTGCCTGATGTTGCGGTGTGATATCGCGGACCGTGTCATCGAAGGCCTTGCCTTCCATTTCATCGGCCGTCGGTGCAGATCCGACTTCAGGGAACGCCTTGCGCAGGGCCTGGGCCTCGGCGCATTTGGCAAGCTGGGCAAAGGCACGGCGTTTCCACATAGAGTTCGGCGCGATAGTGTCCTTGCTGGCCGTCGCATAGTTTTCAAGCCACCGCTCGTTGGCAGTGAATTCAGCAACAAGCCCATTGGACATCTGGCGTTTCACGGTCACCCGGCACCAT